CCGTGAGGGAGGGCTTCTTGGAACAGTCCAAGATAAACCGTCTTTCGACAGATCATCTCAGAACTTCTTCGCAAGAAGTATTGATCTTAGAATGATCGCGGCATCCTGAGGGCTATACTAGTATTCTAGTCCTCTCAGTTTGTCATCGTCAGGTGGGAACCAAAACGTTGGTTAACAACGTTGGGGCAAGTGAGTCTAAAACCCGGTGTTGCACTAGCTCGGGGAGCACAGATCGTGAGGTCTGTGGAAATGCTAACTCTTGAACCTACCCGGTTCTTGAGAGTGTAACAGTCCAAATGCCCGTGAGGGCTTTGGGTTTCCGACAGGTCAGATCGTGACAGCCTTGCTGTGCTTTATCCCTTTTGGGGAAGGGTGGTCTATTCAACCACTCGGAACTGATTGGGGCGAGCACGAAGCTGCCACGTGCAGTTCTGTCTTCCTTACTGCGGGAGACACAGGGTAATTAGGCTCCGACACCATTCCACCCAAACGTGCGGAGCACGCCTGGTATATGGAATCTAGGTGAAGGCCTCACTGACATGATTTAGATGAAAACTGAAAGCTGAAGGAGGATACGTTCTCCAGATGCGGCCGGCGTTCACTGGTCATGTGCCCAACTTGTTAGCTGGTACACACTATGCAGTGCTGCGGTACGACGGGAATCTGAGGAGCCTCGTTGCAGTAGGAACTGGCTAAGTTCCTCCTGAAAGGAGGTCTTGGTTATTCTTGCTCAATGAGAACTGGTTGAGTTCCCTTGAATAAGGACTTGATTGGGCTTCTTGGGGGGCCTGTACGACCCTGCTTGTAGTTGCTGTGAAACCAGCGCGGTACCTTACCGACTCTATCAAGAGCGCCTGCGGCCGAGCAGTGACCATTGTTACTGTCTCGAAACCGAAGGTGAAACAGCCCATCATAGGGTGATGTAATAATCAGTCAAATGAAATTCCTACTTCAGAGTCTTAGACTCAAGAATGCTAGGATTCTCACAAGACCTGTTTCATGGCGTCCAGATGTAAAAGTCTGGAGACACTGGTTGCGTCCAGGAATTTCCTGGATTCGACTGGTGTCAGGGAAAGTATCTCGCTCAAGAATCATACAACTCGCGCAGTTCGCAAAGGCGTGTGTGTCCATTGGCAAGGCTTCTGGAAGCAGAGGTCTGGTTCTGTACCTGAAAATCTGTAACATTGCGCTTTTGCAATCGTTACCCGGAGGCCAACTGTCTTTCCACTCAAGGAAGATTGGAAAGGTTGCAGTTGCCCGGTCTCGGGATGGACTCCCGCGGATTATGCCTGCATTCGTGCGGATACAGATCCGTTCTGGTAACAGAGAGACAATCCGGCTTTGGTTAACATTCTTCGGGATGTACCGTGTGATGCCCTGCAAGGGACGACCTAACTTTCAAACGATTGTTGGTCCAGGAAGAAAGTTATTGGAACCTTTCCTTACGGATTGGAAATCCTTTATCCTTAATTCCTTCCTTCCAGGGATTCAAGCACATGCGGATGTTGAACTGGGTAAACTCCGGTTTGACTTAATCAACGACCTTCGGGATGTAAATCCCGAAGATTTCGGAAGGCCTGAGCCTTTTGTGATCACTTCAGTCTCTGCAGACCGATTTGAGGATCCTAAAATCAGCCAGAAAGTGGCTGTACTCAAATCTGCTAAGAAGCCTGTACCGTCCTGGCTATCTGGAACACCAACTTCGTTCGCGCACCGGTTCTCATCAGCGATGATGTGGATAGCTACTCCCTCACGGGATGGCTTCGCGTCCTTAGAGTCTAATCTATTACGTGACTTCCTGGAATGTATTCCGGGCGGCTACGGAACGACTAAGAGTCTTTGGACGTTGCTGGAAGACACTGCCGTGTTTTATCGGCAGGCCTGTGCGACAGACAGGACGCTTGTCCTGAACGCGCACGGATTTGGCAAGAACATCTGCGGACGTCTTGCCTTACTTCCGGAAGCGGCGGGGAAGGTCCGGGTGGTAGCTCTGGCAGATTGCTGGACCCAGTGGGCTCTTTATCCACTTCATAAGTGGCTCTTCAGTATCTTGAAAGAGATACCGCAAGATGGGACTTTCGACCAATTAAAACCGGTCGAGCGTCTATTAAAGAGAGTAAATTCTCGTCAGATCATTTACTCATACGATTTGTCGTCCGCGACGGATCGTATACCCATAAAGATCCAGCAAATCCTGCTAGCATGTATATTTGGTGAAAAGTTCGCAAGAACTTGGGCAGCCCTTTTGGTTGGTCGACCCTATGTGATCCCTAAAAAGATCGCACGGGAGCAAAACGTCGGAACGAGGTTCCTTCGGTATGCTGTCGGGCAACCAATGGGTGCGTACTCCTCATGGGGTATGCTAGCTCTAATCCATCATGCGATGGTGCAGTATTCCGCACAACGAGCGGGCTTCAAAGGTTGGTTTACCCTATACGCCGTTTTAGGCGATGACATTGTCATTGCTGACAGCGGAGTAGCCAAGAAGTACCGTGCATTATGCCGGTTACTCGGAGTGGAAATTGGGTTGGCGAAAAGTCTAGTGAGCTCTGGGAAAACCCTGGAGTTCGCGAAGAGATTCTTCTTTGAGGGATCTGACCTGTCCGGTATGCCGACGAAGTTCTGGGCTGCAGCGCAGTCCCAGTCCGGAGTCGCATGCGCACTAGCTGCCTGGTACCCTTCGGGTACTCTCGGGAACTTCGTGCGGGCTCTTGGCGGAGGGTTCAGGGTCGCCTCAAAGGTGGGAACGGCACGTTGGACTACTATGTCCAAACGGGTCCTCGCACTTTGCGTATCCCTGACGAACCCAGTTTTGGGAGCTCGATTGGCTTTCAGGACATGGCCTGAATGGCTATGGAGCCAAAGTGCAGATACGTCCCGTCCTATGGATGAGACGTCTCTAACACGATTAACTCCATTTTGTACTGCGGTACAGAGCAG